CTAGTGTTGTGTTGTTGCTTTCGAATGATCTTTCTTCAGCATCCCACTCAAATACAGCAGCGCTGATTTCCTGAAGCACCATCGCCACCTCTAGCGTCATGTCGCCAGATAAGCCAAACGTCCACTCAACAACCTCAAACTGCTTGGCGCTAAAGCCAAGCCTGCTGTTTGTAATATTAACAATATCACCAACGCCAACCTGCAATGCCCTCATGCCAAAAGATCCGCTGACCTTTAACTGCTCACGGTTACGGTACAGCGAAATCTTAGCAATCCGCTGCGCTTGTGCTGCATTGCTCACAAATGGCAGGTCTAGCTCAAGCGTGCTTTCTTGATTGTTATCGACCTCAAGAAACACGCTGCTTTCTATTGCAGGGAAGTTGGCAGGCTGCCAATTCGTTTCATCGCCTTTGAACAGTCCAATGACTTGGTTATATCCTGCGCGGCGCGTGTTACGCGTCACAATACTTAAACCAGAACGCAAGTCATCTTCGTCAAATGTCATAACAGGCGCAGTGTATGCTGCTGCCTTACAGCCCCATTTGCCATTTTGATACCAAACCATGCCAGCCATTGTGTCTGATATTGATTTAATTATGTTTTGCGGCTGTTCCTCAGAGGTAAATGAAGCATTGCAGATGTAACGCTTTTGAGTAGATCCGTCTGCTAATGTGACCGTTTCATCGCATACATTAGCCGCCGCGACAAATAAAGTATCATCAAGTTCGTCAGTTCCATCCGCGACACCGCTTGTCAGCAGGTAATCACGCAATATTAAAGCAGGGTTATCTGACCAAGCCGTTGTGTCAGTGCGCGGGTCATATATTTTTTTGCCCTTCACAGTTGCACTGACGACAGGGACACCGTTAGGGAAGGCTTCTTTGCCGTACTCAAAGTTGACTGCAAGATAAGCAACGCCAACCGCTCTATGCTCTTCGCCCCAAGTCGATCTTGCAGAGAAAACTGATGTTGCTCGTTGGCCCACAGGAACATATTGTTGGTCATCCGTTCCTAAACGCTCTGCGTATAATATCTCAATGTGAGCGGCTCTTATAGCCCCATCCTCATCAGTTAATATAGTGGGTCTTTTGTAACCAGTAGAAAACCAAGGCTCGGTTGACGTTACTTTTTCACTGTTAAAATAGACTTCCTCAAACTCTTCTATCTCATGGTTCGCGAATGCAATCATGCGGGTAAGACTGCTTTTATTAATAACCTCTTGATAGAACACAGAGCCGCCAACCCTAGCTCTGCCATAAACCGTAGAAGTGGGAAGCGCAGAGCCAACTGGGTTGACGTTGATGCTATAGCCGCCGGATGCTGTGCCTATTTCAACCTTTTTGCCTACCCCTGAAGCGTATCCAAGAGCAGAGTAAAAAGCTAAAGTTTTCAAACCGGCGGCAGTTCCAAGGGAAGCTAAGCCAGCAAGTGCAGCAGTCGTTCCCGATCCTGCTGCAATAGCAGCGCCAATCGGCGGAATGATGATGGCAAGAGCGCCAAGCGCAATTGACCCGCCAATTCTTTCTCTGTCTTCTTTGCTACCCATGAGGCCACCAATAAATCATGCTGCTGCTTTGCGGATAATACACCAATTTATTCTTCCCAACAAATGCCAAGTCTCGACCCACAGATACACCAAAAACCCACGGCAAAACATCATCTTCTTTTCCTGATGGACTGGCGATAATGCAGCCACGCGGTGGATAGCTTGTTTTTACCCTGCTCAATCTATCATCAAATCCTTCAATCAAGTCGTTATAGCCAGACTTCCGCAGAAACCTTTGATAAGCTAAGTAAGCGCCACGCGCAGTTTTATGACGCCCAATAAATTCATCAGCAAATCCCTTACCAGTCTGAGCAATAGCCGCATTATTGGCAAAGGTAATGCAGTCGTGACTGCCCCACGCAAAAGGCTTTTCTAAGACTGAGCCAACAAACTTTGCTAGGCTTATATCCCAGCCATTGAACCTCACTTGGAACCCCAATCAAGCTGCTTATTAACTAAATCATTCAAATAGTCGAAAGCCTTGTCTGTATCAGTCGCATTTGGGTATAACGCCCGATATCTCTTCTTCTGGAACTCAGATGTGTATCGCTCAGACTTGCGCGTCTCCAAGTCAATCAGCTTGTTTTCCACAGATAGCACAACAGTCGCACTGTCAGCATTTTCTGCAATATTCATCTGATCCATGTAGCCAATGAATAAATCCACAAGTACAGCGGGATCACCTTCAGAGTTATCTATGTCACCAGTATCGGCCAGCAGAACAGCATCACCAGATCCATCTTCACTGACAGTCTTGTTGCGATTGGCATTCATCATGCCAAATTTAATCTTACACAAGCGCCCCTGATAAGGCTGCTGAAGCGCCAAAGCGATAATATCAACGGGAAGCCCAGACATAGTAATAGTAGCGCCAGCAGCCCTTAAATCGGCTGTATCAGTTACCTCAGATATTTGCAGAAATTGACCAGCGCCAGTGTACGTTATCGCACCAATAGTAATGTCACCCAAGCCCGTCCAGAAATACAACGGGCCAGATGATATAGTATCTGAGCCAAAGTTTAATGTCGCAACATCGAAATAAAGCTCAATGGCGAAAAATGGGAATATCTCATCCAGTTCAACAATATTCTGGATCTGGGCAAGATTGCGGCTCATGGCACCACCTGAACGCAAGCAAACGTAATCCCATAAATACTAGCGTTATTAATTGACCAATCTTGCTGACCAGAATTTAGACGCCAGCGGCCCTTTGCGCTAGTAACAATAACCACAGCATTGTCAGATGGCGCGGTTAATATATTTGGCCACAGATCAAGAGTAGCTTCACCAGATGAATTTGTATCTACATCAACAACGACTTTAAATAGATTTGCTGAAGCGCCAGCCCCTAGCTGGATATAATCGCCAGCCTTTAAGTATCCGGTGACGCTCGTAGGTAGCCCGTCAATGGACAAAGATGAACCAGTCTGATCTGCGCCATTAACAACAGGCGTTCCCGCAGTTGTGCCCGCCGATCCTCTTGGTGTTGCTCTATTGGGATCACCCATTAAGAAGCTGCCAGACATGCCGTTTAAACTAAGCAGCCAAGCAATCCAATCTTCTGCATCATCATACTTCAGGGGCGGCAACTGAACTTCAGCCTCCCACCGCTTACCTGTGTGCGTGTGGATCTGCTGCTTATAGGTAAATGGCGACATCGTCATGGCAGTTTGGTTGACTGCCCTGATGGTAATGCCTGCAACGCCCGTATGCGTCAAAAATGGTCTAGGATAACTTATCGCCATTAGAATGACCCCGCAAATGCGCCGCCGCGACGTCTAGCATCCAACACAGCAGCCTTAGATGCCTCTGCGATCTGCGGCATTAAACCTAATACTTCAGCCCGTACGGTTTGCTGTACGCCTGTGGCAACGTTGATATTCTGATTTACTACGACTGTGCCGCCGCCGCCGAGCTTGTTATTGGGAACGATTGATCCCGAGCGTGATGGAATAAACATCTCAGGCCCGCGCTCCCCAACGACATACGATTGCTTTGCCTGAACCGGCCCGCCTATTGCTTTGCCCCCGCCCCCGCCAGTTCCAGCTTGCTTAGGTGAAAACGCGCTAGTGAATGCGCTAGATATAAAGCCAGTAATCTGCTTAACCACGAATATCCTATAAAGCTCGTTAATAATGTCATTAGCCATGGAATTAAACGCATCTTTGACTGACATCGTGCCTTCCTTGACCGACATAAAGGCATTCTCAAATGAGCTACCTATCATCTCAGACGCATCCTTGATGCGCATAAGCTCTGGGCTTAGTTCAGTTTTGATGATCTTGGCGGTGTTCTTTATGCTTTCACTGCCTTTATCCCCGCCCGTTATCTTCGCATAAGCCTCTTGCATTTCCTTTATGGCTTTTGCCCTTTCGGTTTCTGCAACCGTTACAGAAGCTTCAATCATAAACCCTGCGCGAGCGGCCTCTACCTCAGACTGCCTCGCCGCAAGTCTATCTGCGTATAGCTTATTGTTCGCCGCGATAGCTTCAGAAAGCCCCTTCTCACTACCCAATATATCAACATAATCGTTGGCGGTAGTGCCTATAGTGCCAAGCCTATTTTGGTAAAGTTGGTTCGCGGCCTCAACTGCCTGAGCCAAACCTTGCTCGCTGCCGATTATATCAACGTAAGTTCTAGCGCTTTGCCCTAACTCAGAATTTATTTTTATATATGACATCTGCGCTTGTAACAGCGTATTTAGTCTTTCCTGCTCACTCTCAGAAATTTCACCATCAGCAAGGGCTAAATCCTTATATATATTCCTAGTCGTGACTAATGCGGCAACTCGCTCCTTCAAGCTATTTGCTGTTTGAGCATCTTGAACTGTATCAGCTAAAAGAGCTGCTTGATCTGTGGTAATACCAAATTCTTTGGCTAACTGAACAACCGGCTCCATCACATGCTCATTTAGAGCTTCATTTACGGCCATAAGTTGCGTTGGTAACGTGCGAGTAATGTCAAAAAACGGGCTTTTTTCGCCAAGCAACTGAAGGCTCTCACGCTTCTCATTAAGCTCAGCAAACGCTGCTGCTGCTCCATATATTGCGCTTTTTGATCTATCCCCAAAGTCACCAAATGATTTAGTTGCAAGCTCAACTGCCGTTCCTACATCCCTAAACGCAGCCAGCTTGTTTATTTCGTTCTGCACCTCAAAAAGCTCTTTAGCTTCTGAGGCCATCATCCCATATTGCTTTGTAAGCTCCCCTGAACTTATATTGGCTAATTCTGATGACTGCCTAAAGGCATCTATACTATTTTTAGCTAGATCGATTTTTTTACCGACATTATCGACACTAGCACCAGCCTTATCAGCAGCCATCTTGAATGCAGAGAAAACAGATATAGCCGCACCAAGCACAGCGCCAAATGGGCCGAATATCTGAAAGAATTGTCCGGCCTGTTGGCCAAAGGCTTGCGTTGCACTGGTGCCATTAGCGACCTGAACAGCATAGTCACCAATTTGATAACCCGCTTGCTGAACGCCGCCCATAGCGAACTTGCGTAAACTTTTTTGAGCGCCAGTAACAGATCCACCAAATTGGTTCATCTGTATTGAACTTTGCTTTATCTGACGATCAAAGTTTCTGACGCGACCCTGAACTTGCTGAATGGGCCGACTAGCGCGATCAACCGCAAGAAGTTCAAACTTTAGCTGTTCTGCGCTTGCCATCTTCTTCCCGCCTTTCGTCCACGATCTTAAAGTATGCGACCCATTCATTATACTCCGTTACCGTGATTTTCTCAATCTCGCTAATGGTGCGGCCTAATCTATCTGCTAACGAGATTAAATTAAACCTGAATGGGTCTTTCTTTAGTTTCCCTCAGCTTCCTCAACAGAGCCAGCAGACATCATGGGTGCGCTCAATTTATAGATCACCTCATGGGGAATGCGCTTCAGTTTAGGCTTATGCTCAATCGTATAAGCCTTTTCGCCATCTTCCTTTAGAGCCTTCAAGATAATCAGATCAATCAAGGCATCTATATTGGCAGATGGAAAGTCAGAATGCTTCCGCTGGATAGATGACATCTCTCCAGAAGTCATAGGGGTATAGTAAACACGCAGAGGCTTGGCCCCTGCGCGTAAAGTTACTTCTATATGCCTTGTCTCGATATTCGATATGTAATCGTCTAAGGCGTCTATAGGGTTGGTCATTTAGCTCACCGCTGCTTGTGTTAATGCCCCCGTACCTTGCACAGTTATTGATGCTTCCACAAGACCATCAAATGAAGAGCTTATGCTGCGGCCCGTAACGATAGCTAGACCTGAGTAAAAAATGTCACCGTTAACCTCCCCCTCTGGGTATAAATTAAGGGTAACTTCAGCACCAATGGTTAGCTCACCTTGACCAGTTGCGCCATTAATACTGTCATCCCAGAAAACATCAACTGATCCAGTGAATGTCGTCAAAGACGATTTGTATGTGCGAGCAGTATCGCCCATGCTTGTATCTTCTAAGGTATCTGCCGTTTCCTCAATGCTGAAAGAGCGGATTTCTGCGATTGCATTAGAACCGACCTTTACGGTTCCTTCGCTGCCTGTATGTGTAGCCATTGGAGCCTCCTATCTGGCCGTTTCTACGTCATCGATAGCTGTATCATACCTTACATCAAATGTCAGCTTTGCGGAACCTATTGGTTGCTCCGCTTCACCTGAAAAATTAATGTCTGTACCGGATAATACAGCCGACTTTGCAAGACCATTGACGTTGAAGTCATTGGCTATTGCCTCTTCGATCTGGACAGCAATAGCGTCCACATCGTTATCAAAATTAGTTGTTGCGCGTACATATGCGTCCACCTCAATGGAAACAACACGCGCTGATGTCTTTACGCCAATGGTTTGCAGAGCAGATGCTTCTGATCCTGCATAAACCGTAATGGCTGGCAAATCAGCGTCAGTCAGAGAATAAACCCTAGTGCCATATACGCGGTTGCTGACCAGCGTGACATTAGTAGTAAGCACAGAAACAATGCGCTCTCTTATTTGCTGCCTAACGTGAGCCACTATGATTTCTCCAACTGAATAACAGTTACGCCAGTGCCATCATGTATCCACGCCCGCACATAATATGTCACCGCATTGATAACCATAGCTTGATTGTATGCTATGCTGGAGATGTCTGTTGTTCTGCATGTCAAACGCGGCTGCTCTTCGTGAACAGAAACATAACCACCCGTATCAACAGGGATCGTCTCATTGTCAAAGATGCCGTTGATCGTGCCGCCATCATAAGTGACCGCAGTGGCAAATTCATCAACGTCAAATATGTTTGCTAGGTCATCAGCTAGTGGCAGCGCCATCTTCTTCAGCCTTTTCTTCTTTTACATATGGCTTCGCATATCCGCGATCAATTAGCTTCTGAGCAACCCTGGCATCAACTATGTGGCTTGCCCCAGCCTTGCCCCTCTTGCCGCCCCAAGTAGCATCCTTAATCAGCGTAATCTTCATTTCTTGGCCCTTGTGGTCTTAGGCTTTGCGGCCCGATCAGTAGGAGCCGACACAGGCTTGGGCGCAGGAGCATTATCAATGCGCCCATATCCCTTTAACGCAGTCGCTTCATCTGCGCCTAGCTCAACTATATCGCCCGCTTTTCTAGCTTGACCAGCAGCAACACAAGATTTCAGGATAATATATTTCATCTTTTGCCCCTTATTGGAAAGGAGGGCCAAGTGGCCCTCCCAAGTTAGCACTCTTATGCACCGTCATTGTTGAATGCAAAGCTTACTGCGTGACGTACAGCTACGTCTACAGTTTGCAATGCAACAATCCGTACTGTGCCTGAGCTAGACGCAGTATATGGATCTACAACAATGTCCAAACCGCCATACATGCCGATCAGCAAGTCAGTAAAGTTACCGAAATACAGATCACCAGCAGTAACTTGGTTTGATACGATTGCATTGTAACCGTTCATTGATCCATCTGGAGCAACTACAAACTGGCCTGAACCAGCGTCTTTTGCAGTTGTTTTCAACGCACCGTACATGCTGGCTGGCAGAATGTAAGCCAAGTTGCCTTGCAGAGCGTTGTCTTCTGCTACCGCAGTTTCCATCGCTACAACTTCAGCAAATGTTGGGTTAGCCCCAGCAAAGTTAGTTGGTGTGTTGATGCCTGATGTGTTTTTCACACCAGTTGGCTGACCAGATGATCCTGTTCCAGCCAATGCACCCAGATCAATCGCAAGAGCGATAGAAGCTGTCAGATCATTACGCACCAATGCTTCAACATCCAAAGATGATTGCTGCATCATGAGGCGTGTGATGTCTGTATGTGCGCCCAATACTTTAGGTGCCATAGTGACCTGACCAACAGTTGGCTCGCTTTCGCCAGATGCGCCACCCTCAGATGAAATCCAACCAGCAGATGATGCGGCTGTTTTCTTCGGGATCTTCACGTTGCCTGACAAGCCTGTCAGCATTGTTGCACCAGCTTGCATGACTGATGAAGCATTCCGCAATACGTCGATGAAATCGCCGCCACGGAAATCGTCAGCAATAATGCCAGCATCGTCAGTTGTATTCATGTCGCGCACTTTCCAGCTACGCAATACATCTGCTGGGATCATAATGCCTTGTGCTTCAACACCCATCGCGTCTGACGCAGCAGCAGCAGCTTCTAATTCA